TCTCGCTAATCGGTGGTTTGATATCTAACACATTAATTTCTACAGGCATCATGTGCATACAAACATCTTCTTTATCTTCACCCCGTTCGTTCTTATTAATTCCAACAACATTTCTACATACGAAAAATGATTCTACTTTTTCGCCAACAGATCTAGCGCGAACATTTAAAAACAAATACTCAATATCAAATATCGGTAACGAATCAATATCGATCTCTTCTAACAAACAATTATTGATAACTTGCTTGATGGTCTTTAGCACGCCTTCTTCTTTTCCGTCTTGAAGTGCCATTAAAAGCAATTTTTCTTCTTTGACTAGAAATGGTCGAAACTTAATTGGTTGTTCTCTAGAAACCAATTTTAAATCATAGATCGGTAAATCAATTTTCGGTAAAGGCATAATAATCTCCAATTAATAATTAAATAACCACCAAATCTTTAAAACAAAAACCAACATTCACTTTATGGTATCCGTCATCTCCCCAGTTAGACGGCATAGATTGCAAATTTAGCGGATATAGATCAATCAATCTAACTGTCATATTTCTAACAGCATCGGGTGATGATGCCGACGAGCGAGTGGTATCTTCAAATTGAGTTAACTCAATAGTACCAACAATTTCATCGAAGTATCTGTTTTGCGTGCTGGTGTAAGAAATACCATAAATCCAATTACTCATTATCGTGTACATTGGAACTTCATCATTTATGTAGAAACTGAAATTTACTTCGTTAAAATCTCTAGCATATGCAATTTTAGTTTTTAATTGTCCTGGTATTCTGTAGTCGGTTGTTAATAATGTTTGTCCAGGAAATTCTACCGAATCGCACAAAAAAGTTAATTTTCTAAAATCTAGAGATGAGACGATGTCGCTGTAAGCAAATGCAGGTACACGAGTAAACTGCATAGAAAACTTTGCGCTTTTTATGAAGTTTTGGTTTCTAAATGTTTCAATGTTATATCCCGAAACTGGTCGTGCGGCTGTTCTTGCTGTTGCCGTAACTTCTTCAGAAACGCCAAGGAATTCGATTGTACCGTCAGATCTTCGAATTGTGTTATCGTTTTCTGCCATTATTTCTTATACACCATTTTTGCGGTTGGGAGAAATATTGCCGTTTCCCAACTGTTCGGCTCTATGTAAATTAGCGATGAACGAATGTGACTCAACAGGTATCTCTTTATACACGGTTCAATCATCTTGTATCGACGCGACCTTGATAATAGATCATACGATAAATTAAACTTGGTCGTATCGTTGTATTTATCGTTATTGGCGAAATCCATCAGCCTATCCAATAACGCTAATCTGTTATATGGGTCCAGGTAATGCAAGTTCAAACCTAAAAACCCATCGGAATACATCTCCATAGGAATAACCAACGGGAACTTATCGTAAACTGGTAGAACATCTTTATATTTTGGGTCGTAATGGTACATGTACATACGACCGATAAAGGCTCTAGGAGAGATTCTGGAAGCGTCGTTTAGAACATTTGAGCGATCTGAGGGGATACGGAGCTGGCTGATTTTCCCACCCAGCCATGCTCTGGCTGCGTCTGTTCTTGGGCGAATCCCAGCGGCATTCATTTCCTTGCTAATTTTTGTAAATAGTGACATTATATACCCAAGTCTTTTTCGGTTATAACCTTAAACTTCCAATTTCGATCTTTACAGTATTCTACTGCTGCGTTCCATTTGGCTTCGTTTATACCCCATGTTGCAACCTCACGAATGTATTGCTTGGTAACTCGGCTTCGTTTTTGCGGCGGCTGGGCTTGCATCAGCGGTTTGACCTCAAGAATCATAGCCTCTGTCAGCCCACTTTTATTGCGCATTCTAACGAAAAAGTCTGGGAAGTATCGGTGCATTTTGTTGTCAATCGGCGATAAATAAGGTATGACGATTTCTTCATTCGACCACTCAATTACATTCGAGTTATTGTCCAGGTGCACCATAACTCGGCGTTCCCAGAGCGATCTGTACCAGATGTTCGTGGGATCACCTAAATATTTATTGAAGTTTTTAGGACTAAATTTACCACTGTAAGCCATCTAGTATTTATAGGAAAAACAATTCATGGCAGATCCTGTAGCAGAAATCGATAATAGCGAAAGAGCTAGAAATAGAATGGCACGTGAGCGACGCGAGCAAGCCGAGGAAGCTGTAACTTTTGACAAACCAGGCGAATTTGCAGGCAATGAAACTCCACCTGAAGGAAAAAAACCAGGAACATTGACAATAAAAGCATTTCCAGACATAATTAGAACTGGTGAGTTTCCTCATATATTATTTAAAATTTTTAGATCCGCGAGTATCGCTTCTGGTGGAACAGTAGGAAATGATAGAACAGGAGCAAGTATCGTTGCTGGTGGATCTGCAGTAAATTCATTTTTAGATGGAATTCCAGGTGGAAAAGCAGCAGCTGCTGCTGCATTAGTGTTAGGTGCTGGTGGTGGATTGGGTGGTGCATTTCTTGCAGCAGGTGCAACGACAGAGACTGGACAAGGTTTGATAAATAATACGGCAAATAATTTATTTGGGACATCGCTACAAGGCAAAACATTCACTGACACTGCAAAAGGTTTAATTAAAGGTTTTAGCCTCAAAAGAAATATAGATTTATTTGAAACTGCTATAGCTCTTTTTATGCCAGATAATATTACAACCAATTACGATAATGAATATCAAGCGTTATCGATTACTTCAACATTAGGTGCTGTTGGATTTGCAGCCCAAGCATTGGCAACCAGAGGTAAATCAGGCGATACAATAAGTCCGTATGTTATGGAAGGCGCATCGAGACTAGCATCTAAGGTTGTTGGGGGAGACGAAGATTTTACTCGACTTGGGTTGTTTGCAACTACTGGATTAGTTAATAATCCACAACTGGAAATGATTTACAACTCTCCAGTTTTAAGGAAATTTATATTTGATTTTAGACTTGTTCCTAGGAGTAGTACTGAATCCCAGTTAATTAAAGATATAATTAAAACATTTAAACGCGAATCTGCACCAATAATCCCGAAGTCTTCAACAGGAAGATATTTAATTCCACCATCGCAGTTTGAGATATCCTTTCACAATGGAGCAGCTCAAGGTCCAGTAAATGATTATTTCTTTAAAACTAAAAAATGTGTGTTAACTGGAATTAACGTCGATTATACACCTAATGGCTACGCCACGTTTACAGATGGTGCACCTGTAGAGACAAGATTACAATTGCAGTTTACAGAAACTGCGATTATCGACCAAAAAGCAGTAGAAGAAGGTTATTAATGTATTTTACATATTTTCCAAAAACATTATATTCTTTTGATTTTACTGGATCAAGTCCAGCTGCAGTCACTAATATATTTTCGAGATTTAGTTTTTTGCAAAATGTGTTAAACACTACATTTGCATTTTATAAGTATCAGATAGTTGAGGGAGATACTCCAGAAATTGTAGCGACCAAGGTGTACGGAGACCCAACATTGTATTGGGTGATTTGTATGACAAATAATATTGTGGATCCACAATTTGATTTTTGTTTAGAACAAGATGCACTAGAAAGAAAAATTATAAAACAATATAATTATTCTTCTATTGCTGAAGCGTATGCAAGTATTCACCATTACGAATTGGAAGTTAAAAAAGTATTATCAGAAGTTGATGGTGCAACAACGACTACAACAAATACAAGTATCATTACACTAGATCAGTACAATTATACTTCTAACACCCTTCAAACAAAAAGTCTTGGCACTGCTAATTCTGAAACGAAAACCGTGTCTTTTTACGCGAATAATTCTAACGCGAACAGCGCAACAGTTGCAACATTAACAATCAATTCTACTTATAAACCTGTTTATGTTTATGATTATGAAAACGAACTCAATGAATCCAAAAGACAAATAAAGATTTTAAAAAACGAATATATACCTGGGATAATGACAGAACTAGAAAATGTATTAAATGGATAATTTAGCAACCAAAAGTACATCAAACAAATCTGTAAGGATTATTGCATGTAAAATTATTGGATCTAATGGACAGATCAGAGATTTAAAAGATCCAGTAGTATTCAGTAACATCCAAATTTATGAAAGTTTGTATTCTCCAGTAGTGAGTGGAACAATACAACTTCAAGAGGGTGTAAACTTACAAGTAATTTTAAATGCTCATGGCAATGAGTATTTGTACATTTCATTTAGTCGTCCAGGGGAAGAAAATGTTAGTTACCAAAGAACATTTAGAATCTATTCTTGTACAACGAAAAAACCTTTGGGCGATAGCCAAATTCAAACTTACATATTACATTTTTGTTCTGAGGAAATGATATTTTCAAATCAACAAACAATCTCGAGAACATTTAAGGGTGTTAGTAATGCAGAACATGTTAGAAATATTTTGACTCAAACTCTAAAAACTAACCAAGCGAGAGTTAGAAAAATTGAGAAAACAATTGGTTCTGATGTGCATGTTTTAACAAAATACAAACCATTTGAGGCTATAGAATATTTTGCATCACAGTCTTATAGTGAAAATGGAACTCCATTCGTATTTTTTGAGAATAGAGATGGATACAATTTTATTAGTTTAGAAACATTGTTCAAACAAGATCCAATAGACCCAGCATTAACTTATAAAACAGTAAAATTTATTGATACTCCTACCGAAAGTGTGGGTAAAAATTCGAATATAATAAAAACATTTGAGTTTACTCGGGGGTATGACACGTTATATGGAACAAAAGAAGGTGTTTATGCTAATAAACTTTATACGCTAGATTTAATTCGTCAGCGATACACCAGTGTCGATTATTCAATTGTTTCAGTTAAAAATAAAAATTCATTAGTTGCAGGATATTTTCCAATAAATGACGCTAAAAATAGAGATAGTAATGCGCTTTATGAAGAATATAATGCAGCACCAAATTATTGGTTAACAGATTTCGGGCAAAATACTACCGAGTATTTGGCAGCAGTTAATACTAGACGTAATACTAAAAGACACAAAGATCCATATAGAATAAATAACAGCAATGTAGAAGAAGCTCTTGTTCCACGAAAAATGCAATTAGAATTTTTAGAAAATACTAAACTGTATTGTATTATTCCTGGTAATCCAAACTATTCTGTTGGATTCACAGTAAAGATTGATATTCCTGCATTTGTTCCTATTGATGAACGAGATTCAGATTATTCTGGTGAATATTTAATAACACATCTTCATCATTCGATTACACCAGAAGATATTGAAACTGCATTAACTCTTTGTAGAAACAGCATAAATGCAAAAATGGATAGAGCGCAAAACGAAAATCCAAATTATAAAATAGCGAGAGCATTTTAATGATACCGCATTTTTTAGGATTAAACAATTTTGTGTGGTGGTTTGGAATAGTTGAAAATCGACTAGACCCACTACAACTTGGTCGCTGTCAAGTTAGATGTTTTGGTTGGCACTCAAAAAATAAAGCTGATATTGCAACTGAGGATTTACCTTGGGCGCATCCTGTCGTTCCATATGGTGTAAACAATGCTCAACCACCAAAAGAGGGAACTATGGTGTTTGGATTTTTCGCTGACGGTAAGGAAGCGAAATATCCGATTGTTATGGGAACTGTTCCTGGAATCCCAGAAGAACTTTTAAACAAAGAAATCGGATTTGCAGATCCATTAAGCGTTGCAGATAAACGCAATGCTGCTATGCCGCGCAAAATAGATACTGGTGCATCGCAGCTCGGTAAAGATACAAAAGGAATAAGGATTGCAGACGAGGATCCTTCAAGATATCCAAAGTATCTAAATGAACCAACAACATCAAGGCTTGCAAGACCAGTTCGCGGCGAGAAAGACGGTAAGTTTGATGGCGTTACAAACGAATCTATCGCCAATACAACCATAGATATACAAAGAAAAACCAGAGTCACAGGCATTCCTACAGCTGCTGCTAGTCAATGGGATGAAGCATACCCTACTTATGCAGCCGAATTCCCATATAACAATGTTACAGAAACCGAGTCTGGGCATGCGTTTGAGTTAGACGACACCTTTGGCACTGAGCGTGTACAGCTTTCGCATAGAACAGGAAGCACTCTAGAATTTGCAAATACAGGCGCTACGAAGATAAAATCTACTTCTAGTCGCCAAGATATTACTATGAG